AAATAGCAACTTAGAAGAACGTCAAAAAGTCTACGATTACATACGTGCTATGCTGGGCGACGGCATGGTAGATGTAGAGCTTGATCCTATACATTATGAAACTGCTGTTGATCGTGCGCTAACCCGCTTTAGACAACGTAGTCCTAATGCTGTTGAAGAAAGCTACAGTTTCCTGGAGTTTGTCACGGATCAAAATGAATATCGTCTACCTGACGAAATCATCGAAGTCCGACAGCTTTTTAGACGCAGTATTGGCAGTAGATCTGGCAGCGGCAGTGGTGGCACATTATTTGAACCATTCAACTTGGCCTATACTAACACCTATTTGCTCAGTGGCTCAGCATTAGGCGGGTTACTAACCTATGAACTATTTGCACAGTATCAAGAACTAGTAGGTCGTATGTTTGGTAGCTTTATTGAATACCATTATAACCCCAATACACATATTCTCCGTGTGCTACAAAGACCATTTGCCAGTGGCGAAATTGTCTTGATGAGAACCTACAACTATCGGCCTGACTGGGCCTTGCTTACAGACTTGTATGCTAAACAATGGCTCAAAGACTACAGTCTAGCAGTGGCTAAAATCATACTAGGTGAAGCACGTAGTAAGTTTGGGCAAATTGCTGGACCAGGTGGTGCAGGTGGACTCAATGGTGCTGATCTTAAATCAGCAGGCAAAGAAGAATTGGCAGCACTAGACAAAGAATTGGAAACATTTGTTTCTGGTGGCACTGGTTATACATTCATTATAGGTTGACACAGACAAGAATTTTCTATAAAATATATTATCTCAGGAGATAATATGATCATAGGAATCTGCGGTTTTATCGGCAGCGGCAAAGACACAGTCGCTGACTATCTAGTAAACTTCCACGAATTTAGACGAGAGAGTTTTGCCAATACTCTCAAAGATGCAGTTGCGGCTGTATTTGGTTGGGATAGAGTCATGCTAGAGGGCAGAACTAAAGAAGCTAGAGAATGGCGTGAACAACCTGATCAATGGTGGAGTGACCGATTAGGTCAACAGATTACTCCTCGTTGGATCCTACAGTATTGGGGCACAGAAGTATGCCGCAAAGGCTTCCATGACGATATATGGATTGCCAGTGTAGAAAACAAACTTAGAAAAAGTGGCGATAATGTTGTTATCAGCGATTGCAGATTCCCTAACGAAATTGCCAGTATTAAATCTGCAGGTGGTAAAATTGCATGGGTGCAAAGAGGCACACTGCCACACTGGTATGACATTGCAGTCAAAGCCAATCGTGGAGAAACTAGTGCAATTACCTGGTTAGAAAAAGAAAAGATCCATGCTAGTGAATGGGCCTGGATTGGCAGTAATTTTGATTACACCTTAGATAACAATGGCAGTATCGATGATCTGTATAAACAGATTAAAAATCTGGTAACAGATCGCCCTGACGCCACTGCGCCCCTTCCTTGTGTAGAACTCGCTGACAGTTTGCACACACTGTCTTAAGATTGGCAGGACGGCTGTTATTAAGATTGCCGTCTAGATGAAACACATTAAATTGTTCTTTGTGTTTACTTTTAAATCCGCATTTATCACACACTAATTTCATGCGGTATCCGTCCTGATACCATTTAGGAAATCCCTTGCCTACTCCGCCGTAACGTAGACACAGTTCACACTTTGATCTATAGTAGATTTTAGTGCCTTTTTTGTAGTTTATAGCTGCCGGCCTAAGCCCGCAACCGCATAATGGTCGGGTCATTCTTTATTTATTGCCCTTTTCAGCCCCTTTTCTTATTTTATAACCACTGCTTTTTTACAACGTTTGGGTAAATAAAACTAGTAAAAGACTCTTAGGAGATATCAAGATGGCTTTATCATCACCCGGCGTTCAAGTTAGCGTAATCGACGAATCATTCTACACACCAGCTGAGCCTGGAACAGTTCCGTTAATTATCGTTGCTTCAGAAGAAAACAAATCAAATGGATCAGGCACAGGCACTGCTCCAGGAACATTGGCTGCTAACGCAGGCACTGTGTATCTAATGACAAGTCAGAAAGACTTAGCTGATACATTTGGCGATCCAATGTTTAAAACAGACAGCAATAATAATCCTATTCATGCTGGCGAACAAAATGAATATGGACTACAAGCTGCCTACAGTTTATTAGGTGTTAGCAATCGTGCATACATTGTTCGTGCTAATGTTGACTTAGGTCAATTAGATCCAATTGCTACAGCACCTAGCACAACACCACCAAATGGCACATATTGGCTAGACACACAAAATACTAAATGGGGTATTTTTGAGTGGAACAGTGACGGTATCACAGCTGGCGGCAATGGTCAAAAGTTTACCAACAAGGCACCGATTGTTATCACAGATACAACTAAAGTTGTAGACTTTGAAGGTAGTGACTATACTCCTAAAACATCAGTTGGGTCAGTTGGCAGCTACGCTATTGTAGCAGTAACTAGCACAATTACTACATGGTATAAAAACCGTAGCGGTGCTTGGGTTATTGTTGGATCTCCAGAGTGGGCACAAAGTTGGCCTACTATTGCAGGAACAGCAAGTCCTGCAACAGTATCTGGAACAATTATTTTTACAGTTGATGGTGAAGCACAGACAACTGTTACTCTTTCTGGAGCAACACTTACAGCAACAGCAACATCTATTAATAATGCGGTAGGAATGAATGCTTCGGGTATATATGCCGCAGTGGTTAACAGCAAGTTAGAAATCTATTCAAACAATGCATTAAGTGATGACAATCAAGATAGCACTGTTACTGGTAACACCATCAGCATCAGCGGAACAGCATTGACAGCACTTGGTATCACTGCTGACGATTACCTAGTTCCTAAGTTATCAATTCAACCACACACCAGTGTTCCTACATATAAGAGAACGGATAACCCAGCTTCTGCTGTAGGTCGTCCAACTGGTTCTGTATGGATTAAGACTACCGAACCTAATCTAGGTGCAAGAATTAGAACTAAGCGATATAACAGCTCAACATCAGCATGGGAAGAGCAATCAACTCCAATGTATGCCAATGGTTCATCTGCATTAAACGGTTTAGATTCAACAGGCGGTGGCGCAAATCTACCTGTAGGCGCATTATATGCCAAATTCAACGTTGAAGAAGACTATGGTTTAGACTTAACACCTAGACTTGCTACTGCAAAAATTTACAGAAGAAATGCTGTAGGTGCTACTAATATCATTAGTGCAGCGATTAGTGCAACAAGTTTTCCAGCAAACAACTATTCTTTCAAGTTAGCAGAAAGTATCACAGGTCAAGATGCAACAAGCAGTGACTATTTGATTAGCTTTACCAGTGCAGGTTCAGTTGATGATGCTGATACACTAGCTGGCGTAATTAACTCAGCTGGAATGACTAATGTCAGCGCCAGCGTTGATGCTCAGAATAGATTAACTATTACTCATGCAACAGGTGGTGACATTTACATCACAGAAGCATTGAATACTCCTTTCAATAATATTTTTGCAACAGGTGGAGTAGCCACTACTGGTAACTTATATGTTGGCGCAACAGGCACTACATATAACTATGTTGCATCTTTATGGAAAGCATTGTCATACGAAGCCAGCAGTGACCCAGTGGTTGCACTGGCAACAGATGGACAATTATGGTATAGCTCTGTTATCGACGAAATTGATATTTTAATTAACGATGGCGATAACTGGGTAGGCTATGCAAACTATGCTGACTACACTGGAACAGATCCAGCTGGTCCACTAGTTGCAGCCGCAGCACCATCGTTGCAAAGTGACGACACAGCATTATTGGTAACAGGCGATCTATGGATCGATACCAGCGATACAGAAAACTTTCCAACAATTTACAAATACAATGCAAACTTAGTTTCACTGCCAGTTGAAAAACGTTGGGAACTAATTGACAAAACAGATCAAAGCTCAGAAGACGGTGTATTATTTGCTGACGCACGTTATAACACTGCTGGTGCAAATAGTGACGAGCAAGGCACTATTGTTGATCTACTATCAAGCGACTATGTTGACCCAGATTGTCCAGATCCAGCACTATATCCAAAAGGTATGTTGCTATGGAACCTACGTCGTTCAGGCTTCAACGTTAAGAGATTTGTCCGTGACTACATCGACTTAACTGCTGATAACGAAAGAAACAGTGCTAATCCTGGCGAATCAATGGCTGCATATTATCCAAATCGTTGGGTAACAGAAAGTGCTAACCAAGCCAATGGCGCAGGAACATTTGGACGCAAGTCACAACGTGCCGTAGTTGTTCAAGCACTACAGGCTACAGTAAATAGCAACATTGACATCAGAGACACTGACGGTCGTGTGTTTAACTTGTTAGCTTGCCCAGGATATCCTGAACTACTTGGCGAATTGATCAGCTTAAACTATGATCGTGCATTAACAGCATTTGTTGTTGGTGACAGTCCTGCAAGATTACCAAATGGTGCTACCAGCATCAGCAATTGGGGTAACAACGCAGAAGGCGCTACACAAGACGACGACACAGGTTTAGTCAGCTTTGATGAATACTTAGGTATTTACTATCCATGGGGCTTCTCAAGCGATAACGCAGGTAACAATATTGTTGTTCCTCCAAGCCACATGATGCTACGCACTATCAGTTTAAACGACCAAGTTGCTTATCCTTGGTTTGCACCAGCTGGAACACGTCGTGGCGGCATTACCAACGCAACAGCAGTTGGTTATGTAGACGGCGAAGGCGAGTTTAAAACAGTTGCTCTAAATGAAGGCCAGCGTGATACAATGGCTAGCATTAAGACTAACCCAATTACATTCTTATCAGGCAGCGGCCTAGTAGCATACGGTCAGTATACCCGTGCTAGAAATGCCAGCGCATTAGATAGAATTAACGTAGCACGTTTGATTGTATACCTACGTAGACAATTAAATCAATTAGCTAAACCTTACTTGTTTGAACCTAATGACAAGTTAACACGAGATGAGATTAAGAATGCCTGCGAAAGTCTAATGTTAGAGTTAGTAGGACAACGTGCGTTATACGACTTCTTAGTAGTATGTGATGAATCTAACAACACACCTGCTAGAATCGATCGTAACGAATTACACGTAGATATTGCTATTGAGCCAGTTAAAGCAGTGGAGTTTATTTACATTCCATTGAGAATTAAGAATACTGGTGAAATTGCAGCTCTAGGTTAATTGATAAATACTACGACGGAGAACATAAATGTCATCAGCAACATTATCAAAATTTACAGTGCCCTTAGATGGTTCGCAACCACAGGGCATGTTGCATCCAAAACTAAAATATAGATTTCGTGTAACATTTGAAAACTTCGGTGCTAAAGGAACAGCTACCACCGAACTTACTAAACAGGTAGTATCTTTCGCTAGACCTACAGTGCAGTTTGAAGCTATCGAACTACCAACATACAATTCAAGAATTTATGTTGCTGGTCGACATGCATGGCAAACTGTTGCAACAACACTACGTGACGATGCTACAGGCCAAGTTTCTAAACTAATCGGACAGCAAGTGCAAAAGCAATTTGACTTTTTTGAAATGTCAAGTGCTGCTGCCGGTATTGACTATAAGTTTATGACCCGCTTTCAAATGTTAGACGGCGGTAACGGAAACAACGCACCAACAGTTCTTGAAGAATGGGAACTATATGGTTGCTACTTAGAGAACGTTAACTACCAAGAAATGAACTATGGCACTAACGAAGCTATGACAATCCAAATGACTATCAAGTTTGATAATGCTAACCAGAAAGGCGCACAAGCAGGTATCGGTTCCACAGTTACAAGATCTACAGGAACTAATGCTACTGGCGTTGGCAGTTAATAGTAAACTAACTCATAGTTACATAAAAAGGCTGATTCGTTCAGCCTTTTTTATTTTGTAAAACTGGGTTTTTTATTTGAATAAATAATTGTATGGCAAATAAATTAAATGGCTTTTTATCAGGGATTACAAACCCTGGTGGACAAATGCGCGATTTCCAACACGCGGCAAGAACATTCTCTGATGACACGTTTCGTCTGGCACCTAAGCACAAACATTTATTTCACGTATGTCTTAAAGTTAATACCGCTGCCTATAAGATTCCATCGTTGATATTGCAAAATCAAAACGAAGTAAACTTACTGGTTAAAAGTGTATCATTACCAAGTTTTACCATGCAAACTGACACAGTTAATCAGTATAATAGAATTAAACATGTTCAGACTAAGCAAAGTTTTCAGCCGGTTACTATTAAGTTTCACGACGATAACTACAGTGTCATAAATCGATTATGGCAGAATTATTACAGTTATTATTATGCAACACCCAGCACTGCCAATGTTACTGGCAGCTACAAAAGAAATGCCATGGAACGCGGAACGCCTTATAGATATGGCCTAGACAACGACAGTTCCTATCCATTCTTTAACAGCATTGTAGTTTATCAAATGGCTCGACAGGAGTTTGTCAGCTACGAATTAATAAACCCTTTAGTAAAATCTTGGGCGTTTGACACTGTTGACTACAATTCTGGACAGCCTCAAGAATGCACAATGACCTTTGACTACGAAGCTGTAAAATTTGGCAGCGGCAGAGTTCAACCAGGCAATCCATTGGGGTTTGCATTGGACCATTACGATCGCACACCAAGTCCGTTGTCAGTAGCTGGTGGTGGCACCCCTACATTGTTAGGTCCAGGCGGTGTGTTAGCTGGAGTAGCAGATGTGTTCGGAGACATCTCCACAGGACGTTGGAAAGAAAGTCCATTAGACTTTTTATCTACAGCAATTAGTGCAGTTAACACTTATCAAAATGCAAAAAAACTAACTTCAGAAGGATTAAAAACTGAAGGTAGGTCTATTATTAATTCTACAATTACCGGCACTATTAACCAAGCTGCCAACGAAATTGTGCAAAATAGAACTGGCGGCCTTAACAAAATTGTAGTGCCAATAACTGCTCAACAAACAGAAACTACCAAAGCCGAGCAAAGGAATTTACCT